GTCTGGTTCAGCAGAGGTTGAATACAACACTGGCGATGCAGGTCAAAGCGCACTGACAAATGGCGCACAATTGACAATGAAATTCTATCCTGCCGGCGATGCAGCAGCAGGCAAATCTGGTGACGTGACAGTGACTGGTATCAGCACAACTGCTGAAGCTGAAGGTCTTGTCACAGTTTCATTTTCATTCCAAGGATCGGGCGCATTAGCGGACATTTAATATGGGAATAAAAGAGAACGGAAAAGCGCACTTCAGAGAGATGATCTCTGGCGATCTACAATCAATTGACGTGCCAGAATGGGGCGGCAAAATTTACTATCGCAGAGCGGTGTGTGCATTAGAACAAAGCAAGATCATGCAATTGTATGAATCTGGGCAACACTCGAAAGCAGTGGCAATGGTTCTAGTGATCCGCGCTCTTGATGAAGATGGCAAAAGAATCTGGCTTGAAAAAGACATGTCAGAATTGATGCGTGAATATGATCCAGAGGTGATGGGCGAAGTCGTGAATAAGATTCTCGATGGACAGCCAGATCATGAAACCATAAAAAAGAATTAGGGGCAGACAATGATCTGTTCTTCATGTTACAACTGGGCGAGCATTTGCACAAATCTCTGATTGAGATCATGCAATTGACAACGATTGAATTGACCGCATGGGCGGCATACTTTGAATTAAAGGGCGAACGGAATGGCAACAGCGGCACTGGGTAGATATGTTCTAAGCATGAAAGTCAAAGGGATGCGCAAGGTTGCGAAACTTGGCACATCACTCAAAGGACTGGCAGGATCTCTGCTATCTCTGCGAACGGGGATGATTGCCGCTGCCGGTATTGCCGGACTCGGTTATCTGATCAAACAGTCAATGGATGCAACCGACAATCTGGGCAAGATGTCGGAAGTGATCGGTCTGTCCGTTCAGAATCTTTCAAGACTAAGACACGCCGCATCGATCGGTGGAATGGAGTCAAGCAAACTTGACAAAGCCATGCAGAAACTGGCGGTCAATCTTGCCGACGTTGCCGGTGGTACTGGTGAAGCGATGGACGAATTCATCAAGTATGGGATCAGTGCCAAGAATGTCGATGGCTCAATGCGTGATGTGATGGATGTATTGGCAGACGTTGCAGATGTCACACAAGAACTTGGCAGCACCACTGAACGAACTGATTTGATGTATAAGTTATTCGGCGCGCGTGGCGGACTCATGGTCAACATCTTGAAAGACGGATCAGCAGCAATGCACGATCTAATGGGTGAAGCAGATCAACTTGGCTTGGTCATGAGCAGATCGACTGTGGCAGGTGTTGAATCAGCAAACGATGCAATCACACGATTGTCGTCATTTGTCGCAACATCATTTCATCAAGCGGTCGCCAAGATAGCACCGGCGATTCAAGTCATCACCGACAACATCAGAGAATGGGCAGAACAAAAGGTCATGCAAGGTGGTGGACTTGATAAGGTTGTCAAAGAAGTGGCAAGCGCAATTGTCATGGGTGCGGTTGAGATCCTAAAAGCATTTGACGCAATCGGAAATGGATTGATTACATTCACTGAAATATTGAGAGATCTCACGCCGGGCGTTAGCAGATCAATGAGCAAGATCGCCTTTGAGATTTCAGAAGTTGAAAAAGCAATTCAAATGCAAAGTCTTGACGAGGGTTTTTTAAGCAATGTTTGGAAACAACTCACGACATCGCAAGAAGAATTGCGAAAAGAACTTGCAGCGTTGAATTCTGAATATGAATACGCATCAAAAACACAGACACATTTCAGATTTAATTCGAGCAAATTACAACAGACATTGTTGGCAAGTCTTAATCCTATCAACAAAGCAAAAGACGCAGTGGGCGAGTTAAACAACGAACTCGGCAATGGTGGCACAGTGACATCAGCATGGGCAGAAACTTGGTCTGAAATGAAAAACGGTTTTGAATCGTATGCAAAGACGGCAAAGACTGGAACAGTGACGATCGCCAAGATCACAAAGAATGCAATGTCGACGCTTGAAACTGGACTGACTGACATGTTGATGGGTGTCAAAGGATCGTTCAAAGATATGATCAAAGGACTGATCCGCAGCTTGATTCAATTACAAGTGAAGATGGCAATCATCGGTGTGATGAAAAGTGTCTTTGGATTGAACCTGCCTGGATTCGCAAACGGTGGTCGTCCACCAGTGGGCAAGGCATCGATCGTGGGTGAACGCGGTGCTGAATTGTTCGTGCCAGATAGAGCAGGAACGATCATACCAAATCACCAATTAAACACAGCAACGGGCGAAGTGAGAAACGTCCACGCAGAGATCACATTCAACGTAAATGCTATCGATAGCAATTCATTCCATAGCTATCTAATATCAAGCAAAAGCACGATTGAGGGAATCATTAATCAGTCAATCAGTGGCAATGGAAGCGTGCGTCGCACGATCAAGCAGACTGTCTGATGAACGATATTGCAACGATCCTGCAAGACACTGACAAAGTGGATGTCGAGGAATGGACAAGACAAGGTGGTGCGGTCGAGTTTAATTCCGGCAAACAACAATCAGTGGTGCGCACATCAATCCCTGCTTATGAGTTAAAGATCTCATACAAAAGCATCAGTCAATCAAGATTTGAAGCACTGCGCAATGCGTATGAAAACAACCACGCAAACACAGTCACACTTGATGTTGATTCTTTAGTCGATGACATTCGAGATACTGGTTCAAAGACATGGATGTTTTCAGAGTTTAAATTCACACTTGATGGCACACAAAGATTCACCGGTCAGATCTCTTTGATCTCGTCTGTATTGTTTAACCATTCAGAATACACCACCGGAATTGTCAACGCGTCATCGTATGATCAAACTGCGAATGAAACAACTGACACATCATTCATGGACATGCTGCAAATTTGCACGCCTTATAAGATCGTCTTTGAATACTTGAGCAATTCATTGATCAGTCAGATCGGATCAAGCGCACATCATGCAAAAGACAAAAGCGGATTGAGAAGAAGATTCAATTATTCATGGTACATTCAAGAAGCTGAATTCATTGAACTGCAAAAATTCTTCAGAAAGAAATCAATTCTTGGTGTGTTTGGAATCACAGATCTTGCCACGTTTGGAATCGGTGGATCGTTAAAAAAGACATACAAGGTCATGAATGATTCTTTGAAATTTACCAAGAATAGAGATGGCATGTTTAAAGTGCAAGCCGAAGTGTTCGAGGTGATCACATGAAGTCAATATCAAGCAACGTGAGAACTTCAGATTGTGGCATTCTGCATTTGTTTGAATTCAATGTGCGTGACATCCAAACGGGCGAAATTTCAGAGGTTCTGCGCTTGACTGATCATGACATCTTTGTGACGTTTGATGGGCAGGAATACACACCAGTGAGCGTGACATTTGATCAGCTGACAGAGGACACATCGAACAGTGCCAACACCATCAATGTGAGCATTGAAAACATCACCAATGAACTGTCATCAATCGCACTTCAAAACGAGTGGCGCAACAACGCAGCGAAGATCATTCGTGTCATGTATCAACCACCGGCAGCAACGCTTGATGGTGAAGTTTATGACTATGGAATCGGCGGCAATGAAGCGGCAAACGTCTATCCAAATTTAGATCTGACGGCTGTGCCTTTGGATTCATACAGTCTTTTTGACGGCGTGATCGACAATATGGTTGTCACATCGCAAGCGGTTTCAGTTGGCTTGACGAACTTGTTTGTTCATTGGCAAAAGACATACCCGGAAAGAACATATTCACAGAACGAATTCACAACCGTCGTTGATGCGATCGTTGAAGAAATATATTGGGGGCGTGCGACATGACGAACTGTTTCACTGTGGTCATTCAATATTTGAATCTCAGATATAAGCTGCCACAAGGTTGGAAAGATTACACATTGGATCTGAATAATATGGATCTATACGTCAAAGAAGAAAAACGCTTTTTGGCAAAGCGTGAGCATGTCGGTTTCTTTAGAAGTTTTTGCACCAAGGTGAAAGAAGCTAAAAAAGACGACATTGTTTTGACCAGAACTGAATGCGGTGTGGCGATCAATCGCTTTGCTTATTGGGTATGGTCAGAGGATAAACAGCACGTGATTCACAAGAAGATGAACAAAGATTGTTTGATCTTGAGGGTTGATCATGGGTGATACGGTAAAGGCACTCATTGGCATTGCATTGATTATTGCAGCACCGGGTATCGGTGCGGCATTAGCAGGTGGCACATTCGCCGCAGGCATGACAGCAGGATTCACGGCTTTGTCTGGTGCAGCTTTAGCGATCGGCATCGGTGCAGTTGTTGTGGGCGCATCTTTGGCAGGATCAGCAGTCATGGATATGGCAGGCGATTCAATGGGCGATGTTGCGACATACGCAGGGCAAAAGCTACAAACACAGAAGTCAAACACCAATCCAGTGTCGATCGTTTATGGCGACAATAAGATGGCAGGCAATGTGATCTGGCATACGGCGAACAATGTCGTGAATGCCGACAATGAAACCAATGGAAAAAATCGCGATTATTGGGCGATCATTGTTCTTGCTCAAGGGCAATTGGACAATGAAAGTGCTGTCAATAAAGTGTGGGCAAACAATGATTTATTGAACATGGTTCAAAGTGGCTTTCCACAAACGCACACAGACACATACACGCACGCCAATATTCAATATTCTGGAACGGGCATCGCCATTGATGACGTTGGCTTTCCAAACAATGCAGCAGGCAATCTGACATCGGGATCGTTGATCACTGCTTTCATGAACCTGCCGATTGTAACTGTGACGGGTTCAATGACTATGACTGGCGCAGATCTTTTGGACAACGATACTCAAACAGCAGGATTTTTAAACGTAGGCGAAATTCACATTGATTTGACAATGCCACAAATCGTGAACAAGTTTTCATTCGAACACCATCCGGCAAGTGGTCAAGGTATTTTCATTCAGCATTACAACATCAAACATTCAGACGACAACATCACTTGGACAGAATCAGCAGGAAATATATCAACTGGCACGGGGGGTTCTTATGAGCCGACACCTTTTCATACTCAAGAATATATAACACCTCACCAATATTGGATCATTGAAATTACAAGCTCGACATGGCAGCATGATGGGATGACACCACAGCCACCAGTGTCACATTCATTGATCATTGATTCTGATAATTCACAACTTGTTCAACAAAATTTCATTCCGGCAAATGTCACATTCTTGGCGGTTCATCAATTGTTCGACGGTGAAGATGGCAAGAATCAGCAGTTGAAAAACATCACGATTCAAACACATGGAAAGTCGATGCGTGTCTTTGATGCGACTTCATACACAGCCGCGACAACCAGAGATGGAAACCCTGCCAACATTCTTGCTGATCTATTGATTGACGGTTTGGGTGTTGATGAATCAGATCTGGATGTTTCATCATTTTATACAGCACAAGAACTGGTCAATTCTTATGGATTGCACGGCGGTTTGGTATTCTTTCGGCAGACAAATATTCAAGGCTACATTCAAGAAGTCTTGGCAATGATGCGTGGTTCTTTGACTTACTCAGACGGTAAATGGAAACTATATGCCGATCTCGCACATTCAACACCGATCAAAACTTTGACAGAAGATGACATTGTGGCAAACACTTTGAATGCTAGTCATCCAGGCAACGATCAGATCTTCAACAAATTGACGTTCAAATATGTGGATTCACAGAAAGAATGGTTGTCTGGAAGTGTGGACGCTCAAGATATAACACTTGAAACTGACAATTTTGATGGACAAAGAATCACCAAAAGTGTCGAAGCAAAAGGCATATTGAATTCAGTCGATGCAGGCAAGTTGGCAAAGTCTATATTGAACACCACGAGATACACAGAAGATGCGAGCGGATCAAGATTAAAAATCACGCCACTGGTTGTGACATTTGCAACAACCGTCAAGCATTGTGATTTGGAAGTCAGCGACAAGATAACGATTCAGCATTCGATATTTGATCGAGATCGGCATTTTATTATCTTATCAATACAAACAGATCAATCGGGTTTGATCAGCATCACAGCACGCGAAACGTGTGCGACACATTATGTTGATGAAGCAGGCAATAACATCTACACATAGGCAGACATAATATGAAATCGGGAATATACGACATCACAATCGAGAA